TGCGTGGAGGAGGTGGCCTACTGGTTTGTCGTGGGGTTTGGTGGCGGCATCGGCCAGTTTATGACGGAGTTCGGTTTCGGTCCAAGGCGGGAGGCAGGTGGAGTTCCAGGCTGAGAGGAGGTTGAAGGCGTCTCCTTGTGAGAGGCTGAAGCCGTGGACGAGGCCAACGGCAGCGGTGTAGGTCTGGTTGTGACCGCCGGATCCGGAGATGGCGGGGGGCACCTTGGAGATCCAAAGTGCGGCTCGTTGATAGGGAGTCATGGGGTTGGTGGACTATTTCTTCATGGGTTTGAACAGGGAATCGAACTCTTCGCGAGTGCGGACGAATCGTTGGTCGCCGCGCTGGTAGATGACGACGCTGCGTTTCATTTCGGCGATCCGCATTTCGGCATCACCGATGAGGGTCACGGTGATGTGCGGAAAGAATCGGTGTCGGTGGGTTGGTTCCATAGGAGTCGTCTGTTTCGTTCCGCTTTCGGGTATGATAGCCATCCGTTTTTCACCGCGTTTGCCACAATCGAATAGGCTTCCTTTCGGATGTTGATATAATCGAACGAGGCTGTTGTTTTCTCCTCCATGCTCATGGGTCCGGGTTTTTTGTATATGGTGCGTTTTTTGTTATTTGATCTCACGTTGTATCTGATAGTGGTATGGATTGGATTTGCGAAAGGACACATGTACAGCGGGTTCCTTTTGAGTGAAGGTTGCATTCAGGGTGATGGACAGGGTTCGCGAGGATATGGTCGGAGAGTCTGCCCGTGAGGCGCACCAAGTCCATGAGACGGATGGCTGTTTCGGCGAGTGCGGTCTCTGGTATTCCATCGTGAGAATTGATTTGGGATGCGATGATGTTGAGTGCGTTGACGAGGTCTTTTGTGGAGGAAGCTGTCATTTGCGTAGGACGATGATCTTGACCCCCGCCCAGGTGCATAGGTCGTGGTAGGATTTGACCCCGAAGTTGGGCAGGCCACCGCCGGGCGGGATTTTCTGGGAGGTGAGGGCTTTGACGAGTTCGGACTTGGAATGGATGTCCATGGAGGTGATGAGGGAGATGTTGCGAGTGGAGAGTCCGTAGTACCAAGCGGACTTGATTTGTTCGCGTTTGATTCCGGTGTTGTAGATCTGGTGGGCGCGTTGGCGTGAGACGCCTAGGCGTTTGGCGATCTGGTCATAGGTGGCACCGTTGGATCGGAGGTCGGTGACGAGCGGGATAGACTCTGAGAGTGGGGTTCTCATTTGGGTGGTGGCTTGGCATTCTTCCGAATCTTCCAGACGCTGGATGGGGCGATGTTGTGTATCTTGGCTAGTTCCGTGCATGAGTAGGAGTGGTGGGCGTTGAGTATGGCCTGCTTGGTTTTTTTGCTGATGCGAGCCCATCGTTGTTTCATGTCTGTTTGGAGGTCATTCGCAAGTATAGATCTTGTCCGAAGTATGGAGTCCAGTAGGCCAAGCGGTCGATGTGAACGATTTCTCGACGAAGATAATCTTGTTCGTGGGTTGGATGGTGAGTCGATCTCCTTCGGTACGGATGAACATGAACTCCTTGGCTTGATCGGGTTGGCGGCTCCAGCCATCTCCGATGGGAGCGCCGGTGAAAAGGTAATCTCCTACGAGGATTTCGTCCTCGCATTTGACTTGGCATTCGAGCCCTCGAAGGAAGGTGTACTCGATGGTTGAAAAATCGCTGCCGTAGCAATCCCAGCGTTGGGCCTGTTGCGGTCGCCATTCGGGTTCTGGCGTTGGACTGAAGGCTATGGCATGTGGCGGAATGGATCGGTAGACTGCTCCGCATTCGAGTAGGACGGTGCAACCCCACATCCTGCCGTGTATGGAGGTGAGTCCGAACCAGATGCAGGGGATGAATCCATTGGCTAATCCGAGAAAGGATGAATCGACCCAGCAGTACTGGTGATGGGGCAACTGGCCAGCTTGTGAGTAGGTCATTTGAGGATCGTCCTGATCTGTTCCCTTTGTTGTTTCTGCGAACTCCTCAACAGGCACTCAATCCAGCGGTGCGAATCTAATGATGCGAGGAATTCCAATTCGGGGTTTTTGTCGTAGTTCTCAGCCTCAAGCAGGTTGGCTACTTTGATGCATCCCTTCTTGGTACGGTAGACAAACGCTACCGACTGAAACTGCTCGTTGGTCATGTAGGGGAGAGTTTCGCGACTCACAGATCCTCCTCCTGCTCCCAGAGTTCGCGGTGCTTCGATTCCTTGGCTAGTACAGGTCGGGCGTACTGAAGCGGCAAATGCGGTGACCTTTTCCATCGGTCATAAGCCTTCGCTACCATTCCGCTACCAGGGAACATATCCACAAATTGATCCTGTGGTTGCACATTCAGTAAATCCAACAGCCAGAACGTAAATCCTTCTGGTTTTGCTCCTGAGCATCCCTTCTTGAGCGTGATGCACTCGCTGACCCAATCTCGCACCGTTGGCATAGTTCGGGGGCGTGGCCTGCCCCCCCGAAAGATCAGCGGCTCCCAAGCGTATGCCACCGTCACGTTGGGCTTGAACACCGCGAACGGCTTGACCCATGCCGCCACGCGGCAGTCTTTGGGACACATCGGGAGGATTGTCCGCAGGCTGGGAGTGTGTAAACTCATGGCCCATCCGTCGGGAAACTCGTCGCAGAGTTGCCTGACAAGATGACGGTGCCTTTTGGGGTCGTCCCATTCATTGGCCCGTGAGTGCATTTTTCCGTACAACCGTTTGCCACATCCAAGGTAGGGCGGGTCTGCGTAGCAGAATCGCATGGTTCGGCTCACAGCTCTTCCTCCTCCTCCCACATTTCTCGGTGCTTCAGTTGCGATGTCTCTAGTCCGAGCTTGATCAGGTGTTGAATCCGGTCGTTGAGTTCGCCGGTCCTGTTCCGCAGGTGTTGGTTCAGCACCCGCAGTTCCCGCACCTCCTGCTCCAGCTTGGCTAGGTGCGATGGCATGGGGTGTTTGTCGTTCATGGTTTGTCCTCCTCAACCCGTGCTGAATTGCTTCTCTGGCTTATTTGAATAAAAGTTTGCTGGCGATCTCTTCTTTTCTGATTCCTAATTTCTTCAATATCTTCATGTGTCAATGTTTCGATTGGTTTCAATTCTGATTTCGGGATGAAATAGGCTGGTTCTCTGTTGTTCGGAGTTCCGAAAAATCGCTCCTGCTTCGCATCGAAGCCGCTGATCCAACCGCACACTTCATAACTGCCGCAACTGCCGGTCACCAAGACCCAAACACAGTTTTCGGCATCGTCAGGACGCACGATTAGATCGTAGCTGGATTTGCTCCTGGTACGGACCTGAATACCGTAGAGATCACATTCCTTCCAAGCGTTTACCGATCCCGGCCAGTACATGTTGAGGGCTTTTGCAGCGGCCATCTCACCAAGAGCGCCCTCAATGTGGTGTGACCAACCTTCTTCCGGCGGGGTACCGGACTTTTGCCGACACTTGCGTATCACCGCGTGGTAGTGACGTAGTCCTCCAACTCGGAGGCCAGCACCCATTTCGGTAGATTTGAGCGTAATTTTCATCTCGTTGTGCTGTCACCGACCACCGCCGGTCGCGTAATGGAGGATGAGCAGGGCGTCGGCATTGCCGAGCGTGACATCCAGATGGGGATATAGTTCTTGGGCCTTGCTCTTGAGCTTGCGCTTCCACTCCGGGCCGGTGCCGCAGGACTTGCGACCTCCGAGTCCGAGTGGTTCCTGCCAGACGCGAGGTTCGACCCTATGGAGGGCGTAGCCCTGTGCGTAGGCCAATCCCTGAACGATGCCGTAGTTTTCGTGGAGGGTGGCGACGGCGGTGGCTGGCGTGAGCTTGGAGACAAACTTCGGGATCTTCTCGATCCAGAGGTGGGAGTCGGACACCTTGAACCCGGTGAGGAGTTGATGGATATCCGGAACGGATTCGGGCATTGGGAACAGGAGGATGCCGTCCCGAGTATGGACTGCGAACCCGCCGTTCACGCCCGGGTCACAGGCTACGATTGTTTTGTTCATGGGGTTGTTGTGACTTGATGGTGAGCTTGTGACCTACCCAGACACCGATCAGGGTGCAGACCGGGAGCATGAGTGCGATGGCGATGATGGTGCATGCGGTACTCATACGATGGCGCATCCGAGTTGCTGGTAGCACTTGAGCCGCTTCTTCGCATGCGCCTGGGCGAGCGGATGGAACACATCCTTGAAGTCGTGGATGAAGGCTTCGTTCTTGCCCGGCGCCCGTCGCAGCGCCCTGCTGGCCCGCTGGATGGTTTTCTGGGGGCTTCTGCCTCCGGACACCATCACAAGGGTCTCGACGTTGGGCAGGTCCAATCCCTCGTCGGCCAGCGAGGTGGCGATCATGGTCCTGATGTTGCCGGCACGGAACTCCTCCATGGCTTCTCGCCGTGCCTTCTTTGGTATCTTGGAGTGGACGAGGATGGATCCCTTGATCCGGATCGCGTAGGTCTCGCCAAGGCTCACTCTGGGGACGAGGACGAGGGTGGGTGAGTGGCTGTTGCCGCAGGTGGCGAACATGATCGCGGCGTCATTCCTTCTTTGGTTCTGGCAGATGCCGATGTCGGTGATCGCTTCCCAAGCGCACATGGCTCTGAGTTCGGCCGCACGGATCCGCATGTAGCGTTTGCGATCCATAAACAGCCTCTCAATGTGATCGTCGATCTTATGCTGGATCGCAAAGTCTGAGGCTGAAGAGAGATAGACTGTGGCATGAGCCAGCACACCGGCGATATCATCCCTTGTGATCTCGTAGACGTTGTTGAAGAAGAGGTTTCGCAGGATCGTGTTTCGCTCTAGGTCATCACACCAAGGAGTGGCGTCGAATCCGAAGCGTCTGCCGGGACAGGACTGAATGATCCGCCGCCATGATTCAGCAGGAGCGTGTTTGGCCTCATCGACGATGATGACGGCCTTTGTGAAGAAATCGACCGACTCATGGGGGCAACGGACCTCGACCAAGTCGGGGCTGACTCCGACCGATTCCAGCGCAGCGATTGCCTGCTGGCAGGTCTCGCGGGTAGGAGCGAGCCATCCAAAGCGTGAACCAGGTAAAAGGGACGAAAAGTGTTTGATGATTGAAGCAGCGATGAGGGTCTTTCCGCATCCGGCGGGGGCGATGATGATCCCACCATCCCTCATGGCCCACTCGACGGCTCGCTGCTGGTAGGGTCGGAGGAGAAAGGCTTGCTTTCCTGCGGATCCGGATTGATCTTGGTCTTGCATGACGATTCGTTGCGTTATGCGCTGATAGGGACTTATTCATGTTTCACCCCCGGAGGCTGATACCTCCGGGGGCTTTTGTTTACTGATCAGATGGTGTCGTTGTCGGCCGGCACCTTCTTCATGCGACGAACACGGAGCGTGGTCTGCTCTGCCCCGTTCTTGTCGGTGTACTTCTCCTCTTCGAGGACGATGACCATGGAGAGGCCGACGAATCCTGCGAGGAAGCCATGGAAGGCTCCGCTGACAGAGAAGTCGAACTCCTTGCCATCATCGATGTTGGCTTCGGTGGCGCTGATGAGGGACTGGACACGCCACATCAGGGTCTCCTTGAGGGCGAAGCGGTCGCTGACGATCTCGCCAGCGGAACCCTTGTACTTGAGGGTGACGACGGCATTGCCGTTCTTGTCGAGGCCATCGTCCTTGGCGGACGAGACGACGACGGTGTATTCGCCGGGACTCGGGAAGGGCTTCACTTCGGCTTGGCTGCGATCAACTGTGAACTTCATGTATGTTACTTTCGTTGTTAGTTGTTACTGTTGGGGATCCTGACGAGCTGCCCACGCAGGCAGCGAGAGAGACTGCACGGTCGATGCGTAGCACGGCCATGAGTTGAGGGTTTCGCACTCCTTGAAGAGCGAGAGTTGCGAGTCGATGATCTCGTTGCCGAGATCGATGGCCTGCTGATCCAGTTCGTAGCAGGCGACACCGAACGGGGCTTCCTTCTCGACGGCGATGAAGATGAAGCGGTCGATGCCGGTGATGCGCTGATACCATGCGGCTTGGACATGGTAGCGGAACTGAGCGACCGACTTGCCGAACGCCTGCGGTGAGGCGTCTTGGGTGGTCTTGAGATCGATGATGGCGTCCCGAGAGAGACCGTCGATGCGGGCCTTCACGGCGATGTTGTTCCAGGTGTCGAAGTACGAGACCTCGAAACTGGTGCATGAATTGAGAGCGGACGCAGCGGCCGCATGGGCGTGGACGCTGGTGGCGAGGTAGACGAGTGAGTCCCATGTCTCGATGGACAG